CCCTCCATTTGAGTTGAAGAAATTTCCGTAAAACGAGTATACATTAATTAAACTGTCTCAACAGAAACATCAATATTTTGTGTGGTTGGTTCTTTAACTTCATTTTTATTGTCTGGCTCACCCACAACAGGAAGATCTTCTACTTCTGTAGATGATTGGCTGGTGATAGATGACTTCTTTTTTTTTGAATTTTCGCTAGCCGACTGTGCTGTTGGGCTTTCTTGCCCTCCGACAACAACGAGAAGTCCTTCTTTGATCAAGTCAATTACCGCGTCTGTTTCCTCAATCCAAGCACTGGTTTCGCCCTGAAGTAGGTAACCTTCTTCGGTTACTTCAAGGTAACCTTTGGTTGCATTCCAAACCCGCAGTAGACCTGCTTGACCCTGAATGTCGTAAATTGGTTCCATTAGTATTCCTCTGCTGTGTTTCGCATGTTATAACCCTCTATGTTGTAGCCGGTTATAGGGGCGAACTGATCTCGGTAAATAACTTCGTTAAGTATTAAATCATACCCTATATATGCTCCCGCTAATACACGGTCACCCTTTATGAGGGTTAGATCAGAAAACTCTTCCCTGAGTGAGGATTCGTCAATAAAAACATCTGTGTCAGTTTCAATGTCGTATCTTGTTAAACATGGTTTATCCATGAGTGCCGATCTAAGAACTGTTGTCAATCTATCTCTGAGTAAAGTGACAGCCTCTGAACCTTCAGTTTTAGCCCAAACATAAGTACGCATGCTGTATGTGACACGATAAAGAGGGTCTCCTTGCCTGCCCTGCATCACTCTCTCAAATGGTGAAGTTGATAAACAGATCGTGATAATTGACGGCCAGTGATCCAAAGCAATCGGCTCGTAGGTTAAAAAGAATTCAGGAGTAGGTAACTCACTGGAATCCAAGTTCCAACCCGAACGGTAACGGTTAATCCTGCTTGGCAAGTCAGCGGTCAAATATTGGTTTACATAGTATTTAGCCCATTGAGCGCCATGCATCAAATCGGTAACAGGTACGTTCATGAGTTCACCTTACTCAAAAGCCAAATCGCCAGCAGCAACCCCCAACTTGCCATGCGCAACATGCCTTGCAGCAAGCAAAGCAACACGCTCAGCAAAACCAGCAGGCTCGTAAACAAGTTTTCGTTTAGGCATCTTCGTTGTCCCATATTGATGAAACTTTGCGTATTCAACATCAGTACCAAAAGTTGCCTTCTTCAAACCAATAGAATTCACTCCACCATTTAAGTTTCGCAGAGACTTAAAAAGTTTTCCGCTTCTAACCATGTCTGGTCTGCCCGGGAAATTTGTTGCTTTCCACGCAGCGTATTTAGGGCTCAAAGGCGACCATCCGCCAACAGGTAAACCATTTTGAGCAAAGTTTTGCCCGTTCATTAAACCAAGTTCTCTTTTAGCCCATCTGAAAACTGGTTTAAAATCCATGGAACGACGTTCCATTTCTTTCATTCTTCTAATTGCTGCTACAGCATCAATTGTGATCTTGATTGTTAGATCGGAAGGCATTTCCTAGGCAATTCTGTTTCTGCGCCAACGCTTAACAGAATTCAATTCTTTTTCTAAGAATCCTGTTTCCATTAATGCAACTTCACGAGCACCCAAATCCTTAATACCCACAACATCATCATGCATGTTTTGAACTTCACGAGCAGCGGCTCGCAATATCATAAGTTTAAACATTGGAGTATTACCGCCAGTTAGACCAGCAGTATAGGTAACGGTTATCTTGTCGTTTGCAAAACCAAGATAGAAGTCAATGCCAAATTTCCTGACAGTGTAATCAAAACCCGATGCAACAACAGTTCCAGTTTGATTGAATGTTCCCGCAGTAAGACCACTCTGAGTAACCGTGAAAGTATTAGTTGCAACGGATGTAATAATATTTGATACAAGATTCAAAGCAGAAGTGCTCAAACCAGATACCGTAATATTTTGCCCAACTGTAAACCCATGATTAGACGCCGTATAGGTGACAGTTGATCCAGCCACCGTCACAGAGGTAATAGAAGCAGACCTTTTGATCGCCTCACCAAGAACACGATTATTCTCAGACATGTTTGTGAGAGTTACTCTCTGCACAGAAACCACAGGAGAATTATTGAAATAAACCGTTGGCGGAGGAGTTCCGTAAGTTATAAGCCCGACAGGATCAACATCTGAAGCCTGATAAAAATCATTAAAAATAGTTGAACCCATAGGCAAACCAACATGATCCGATTCAAGGACATAATCTTCCGTAAATGACGCGACCTCTATTGGTCGGCGAAGATATGTTTCAAGTTCGCTCTGCAAACCATCAATCACAAATTTGGCAGCATCTTCTTGCCTGTTGGAAAAACTTATATCCATATAAGTCTTTAGATCGGAAACCGTCACCAAAGCCATTGGCTACCTCCGATTATCGTTGTGAACGACGAGTACGGCGTCTTTCAAGCCTGTTAGCGGCTGCTCTCGCTACTCGCGCCAATGCCCCTCTGATTCCGCCACGACGGGTTGCTGAACGAGGAGTTACTGTTCTTGGGTTTCCTGCATTACGACCTGCGCGACCCGCACCTCTTGCGGTACGATCAGCGGCGCGACCACGGCGAGCCGCGTTCCTTGCGCCTGCTACTGCTCCACGTCGCTGACGGCGAGCGGCGTTTAGTTCTGCTTGACGACGACGGTAATAGCGGGCGTTCCCCGGCACATTACGACCGCCTTGTCGGCGACGACGCTGCACGAAACGCGCACGACGAACAACATTTCCACCAGTGTCTACATCTGTACGGAATTCAACATCTTCCGTCATTCTTGGTCGTGGCATGAGAGTATCTCCTAAAAAGGGCTACTCGGATTTTACCACATATAAGCGGTAGGCAATATTTAGCGATCGGCGTTTGGTGGTCGCTCAATCACTACAGAACCTTCCGCGACTGGTTTTGCCACCTCAATTGGCACCCAAGCACGCGAATACTCGTATTTGCTCCAATTTTTCTTCTTTAATAGACCATCTGACATAAGTAGATCAATTTCGTCATCATGCATCAAGAAAAGATTAGATAAATCATTTTCGTCATACCTTTTAGAGGCGACTATTCGTTTCACTAATTTGCTTAAACCGTAAGAGTTAACCGAGCCACGAGCCCTGTTCAGACGAATATGCAAAACCATTGCCTCAATCTCATCAACATCATGAAAGATGACAGGGATTATGCTCCCATGTTTCTTTATAAACTTTTCATCTTCTAGGGAAATTAGATACCTTTGATAGCCGTCAATTATCATATTGTCTGACAGTCGCACAACTAATGGTTGCATCCATCCGTGCTCAAGCATGGACAGTTTAAGTAACATTTTTTCTGTTCTAAGAATGCTTGTAGAACCCCATTTGGGGATTGTCAGAATCTTGTTCTGCACATTTGTGATTTTCATTCCCACCAACCGCCTTCTTGTTTTTTCTTTAGGAAATCAACGAGGACACTCAAAGGAATCAAAACATCTTTTGGTGCGCTGTAGAACCATTCCATTATGTCCCTCTTTCTATCAAAAGTGTTGACTTTTACCCACTTGTCATAGGTCTTTGGAGAAATGCATACAATCCCACCCGAGATTTGAGAAATCAAAACATACGCAACTGGTTTGTCTACTTTTGCATCAAAGCCAGAAACCGTGTCTACGAACAAAGAATCAAAAGGGTAGGTACTGACATCATCAGTGAAATCCCTAGTTGAAGACTTCACTTCTAAACATTTATCAGACCAGTCAAAAATAATGTCCTTCTCAAATTTAGTCATATGGTCGCGCTCTTCATTATTCTTGGCGATTACTACTTTTGTCGCTTCACAACGAACACCTTCATCGTTGAGGCGTTTCGCTACCTGTTTAGCCCACTTCTCACCCTCATAAAACGAACCGACATAATCAAAAGCCATTCCTAGTAATCCTCGCCAGCCTCAATAGCCTTCAAACGCATGGTATGAGCCCTAGTTTTCGGTCCGACAGGCGTAGGCGTTGACTGATGAAACTCATTGAGAAGCAAAGTCCTAATGAGATACTCAAGCGGAAACCCGTGAGGATCAACAACCCTCTTTTTACGGAAAGCCGAAGCAAACTTCAAAGCATCCAAACGCATACCCGGTGTCAACATGTGATCATCAATACAATCAGAAACACCATCCCAACCCAACGAAGAATAACTAAGTATCAGATTCTCAATATCAAAATCAGCCCAATACCTACGCTGTGCATCAATTTGTGGGAAACAGCGAACCAACTGATCATAAAACTCTGGCTCAGTAGCAACAACATCACCGATTCTTCTAATCGCCACAGAATGCAAAGGGATACCAACACGGCTATTACTGCCAGTTAATTCAGCCAAATCGTAGTACTCACAATATTCTGCTTTATGTTCCTCAATAATAAATTTCATCACATCTTCAGTTGTCCAGTCATAGATGACTTTCGCAAACTTTAAAGGAATGGATTTTTGAAGAAGGAACGGTGAAACAATATAATTTTCGTGGAGTTTCTGCACACATGACCTATATCTAACCATTGACTCATTGGCGCGAACACCCATAACAAAAGCGGTTCTACCCTTTTTCCCCTGCATCGTGTAATGGTCAACGAGATTTGGACAAGGCTTAGATGGATCCAAACCGAAATGTTCAGCCCGAATAGCCCATTCAGGCATTTCACGAACCAAACGACCATCGGCTTTTCGTTGCGGAGACCACAGCAAAACATACTCACGCCTACCAAGAACCCACACCTCTTGACCCGACGGAAGGCAATACCATTCCATATCAACCCAGTCGTAGTTGCGAACTTTCTCAACAAACTTAATGACGCTAGGGCTTACCATTTCTTCGTCTCGGAAAATAACTTTTACCGGACCAAGCCCACGCTCTTCATGTATTTCTTTAGCGAGATAGATAATGGCTGTACTATCTTTGCCACCAGAGAACTGATAGCAAACTGTGTCAAAAGTATCGTAAACATGACGTAATCTTTCCCTCGCCGCATCCACACATGATGTATCAAGGAACAGTCGTTGTCGTGTCACAGCCGTCTCTTAATCTTCAAAATCGCCGAATGCGTCGTCCTCGGTTAGCCCTTCAAAATCCCAACGACCATCCAAAGATGCGTAAAGAGCCTCATCAATTTTTGTTGGTTCCATCTCAAATTCATCCATCAACGACCACCATTTCTGTATCGCCCTGCGATAGAAATCTTCTGCGTTTTGGGAGATATCCCCTTCGGAAGAAAGAGCATCAATGCGACCAACTTCATCAAGTTTTGCTCTAACAAAGAAATTGAACCGCTCAATTTTAGATTTACGGGCGCCAAAGTTTGCTGATGTTTCGGCAATTATTGCCGTACCCTCATCACCTAATCCTTCGTATTCTTTGAGTTTGCTTTCTTCGTATTTGTTGATTTGCGTGATCTGATCATCAAGGTTTGATGCCAAATATTCTAAAGCCCTCTTCCATCGTTTGATATTTTCGGGAAGTGCTAAATATTTTTTCTGTGCGTCAGAAGATTTGTTCTTTACATCTTCGGCGACAAGTCGGGCGAATGCTTCATCGTTCATTTATTTTTTTTGCTCCATGCAGGACATATAGGTTTAAAGTGGCACCATCCACACAAAACACCAACCTTGGTTTCAAAAACTTCAGTTTCGCATCTTGTATCTATGGCATTTCTTGTTTCAACTAACATTTCTGTAATTCTATTAATGTCTTCTTTTGTCGGATCCTTTGTGAGTCTAACGCTGTCCTTAATGTACAACAGTTCCAATGTCCCAATGTCTTTGTCTTCAATTTCGGACAAAATAATTGCATAAATTAGTAATTGGTCAAACTTGTCATCCCTATATCTTGGCTGTGGGACTTTGCCCGTTTTGTAGTCACCTATGTTTATCTTGCCGTCACCAATAGCCCAACGGTCAATAAAACCCTTTATCTTCACGCCTTTTACCTCGTGATTTAATTCGGTCTCAATGCCGTCAAACTCTATTAGTTCAGAAGATTCCATCTTCATCAAGTTCTCTATGCAGTAGCGTGCGCGAAGCCTAAATTCACTGATTCGTTGAGAGTTGTTGTGGTAGATGTTTGTTACATCTACGGCGTAGTCATCCCAAATTGAACGGAATAAAGTCCTAGCGTTCAGAGCCGTTCGTTGGTCTGCGTCAAGACGGTAGAACTCTTCCAAAATTGAGTGAACATAGTTACCTAATAGGGTGTGTTCTGTTGGGGGTTCTTTTATTCCATCAATCCGAGAAAATTTATATTTTAAAGGACACTGATGAAAAGTTCCTATTGAACTTGGGGATAGGTACTCTGGAGCGTTAAGCACATCAGTCAATGTCTCTGCGCGGTGGCATCTCAGGAGTCTTTTCTTTTTTCTTGGCAGGCGCTTCAACAAGCGTTGAACCCGAGAAACTGTAAGAGACCAACTCTGTGATTAGTGTGTCAAGTTCCTCTTCCGTGAATTCGGAAGGCTTAGGGACAGGGCGACCACCACCGTACTTTGACCAAAATGTTTTGATCTTTGCTTTATTATCTTCGCTTGCTTCAAGCAAAGATTTGAATTGTGCATACTTTGGTGAAACCGCAGGTGGAGGTGGGGCTGAGACGCTTGCATCAATAGCCTGTTCAATCTCCATAGCCTCTTCTGATCGGGCTAGGTATAAGCCAATTCCCAATGTCTGAACAGCCTTTTTGAGTGCATCGGAAACAGCACCCTTGACTTCGTCTCCAATATCAACAGGATCACCCTGTTTTGACATTTTAATCTTCTGTCCACCAACGCCTTCGCGTGTGATTGTTTTGCCTTCAATTGTTGCCTGAACGGAAACATGAGCGACGATAGATGTTCCAAGTTGTTGCCACGACTTAACGGTGAACGACCAGTTTTCAACACCAACAATTTTATTCATTCGTGTAATAACTTCACTGATCGGAATATAGATCAGGTTCGTTCCACCCTTATTTAACCTACGCACCATCTCTGGTGGAAAAGATTCCGCTAACTGTTGGTAGATCTCGCTCATATTATTGTTCCTTCCGCACGATGATGCTTGTTTTTAGTTCTCCAACTTCGCAGTATTGATCTGCGTTAATTCCAAGTTTGGAAAGTTCTTTAACTCTCCAATACGAGGGCTGTACATATTCTAAGAGTTTCAATGCGATTTCTTCTGATGTCATGATCACTTCACCAGTGTCCATGTCAACGGAAAGATCTCCTAGCCTGCGTAAAACTTCTGACGCAATATCTTCATGTTTCCAACCCTTACGGTCAAATGACGACTTCTTTTCAATGACTTGACCGTTGGATGCGGAGTGTTCCGAAACATCAATTTTGTCAGAGAAAAGGTTGGAATACTGTGTAAACAATGAGGAAATGTCACCTTTGATTGCGTGCAACAAAACCAATGTGTCGCACCAAAGTTGTTCATCGTCTTCTTTTAGATTCTCTAAAGCCGAATTGCCAACAGCAATAATTGACTTACGGAATTCGGTAAGCGCAACTAGGCGCTCCGATTTGTTCCAAGAATTTTCGCTCATACCAAGGAAGGAATCTTTGAGTCAAGCGACAAAGAGATACGAACCAAAGTTTCAATACTTGGAGAATAATGACCGTTTTCAATTCGGTTAATTGTTTTGCGGTCAATACCAGCAATTTCTGCTAATCCCTCTTGGCTGAGGTTTTGTTTAGTTCTAGTCGTACGGATCCATTCTGAAAGCAATTCTCTGCTCTGGTTTGTGGCAGTCCGTAACTGTGTTTTCGTTGGCGTTTTAAGAGCCTTTTTCATTTTCCCCCTTCGGGCGGTATTGGTATATGTTTAGTTCACACAATGATAGTCGCTCTCTTGCGTTGAGGCAACCCCAAACCAGTTAAAAAAGTGAATGCGCCGACAGCCGAGTCCACTTGGTCATCATGAGTGCAAGCCTCTGGAAATGAAGATATTTCATCCAACCAGTCGGTGATCCACTTGCCTCTTACGAGACGAACATTACCGTTAGCAACGGCGGCGGAAAAAGGTCTTGCTCGTGTTTCTTTGTCGCCTGATGAGCGGATTCCTTGCAAGTCCCAACCCGGAACCACATAGCGTGCATATTGGTCAATTAGTGCCTTGCCTGAAGAACCGGGTTCCTGCTCCATTCTTATGGCTACTGTTTTCCCGTCCTCTTGGGCGGTCTGCGAAATCAGTGTCTCCACCTTGTCTGATTTAGCCCTAACTTTACGAACATCCATAATGTAGGAGATTCCTTGGTCAAACAACATGAGGGTTCCAACCGTCCAGTCGGGGTCGGTATTGCCTGAGTGAGGTTCGGTTGCCGCCAAGTCCCAATACCTAACCGCACGGGCTTGAGAGGTGATTTCGGGGACATCAGAGCCATCAATTATCGGAAAGTCGGTTCTGTCAAACAATGTTCCAAGAGTGGTTGCCCACCAGTCGCCCAATTCAAGGCGTCGCCTCTCTACAGGGTCAAGAACGGATAATGCTTGACGATACGACTCAGCATCAATTCCTGGGTTGTCAGTTAAAAATGATGGGACAAAAAATCTCTGCTCATTTTTACCTTCAACAATAAAGCGTTGCCTAACCCAATTGGGTGCAGGGTTGGATGCCGACCTCATTCTGAGCGGAACCTTAGAGAGCGGACCCGAAGCAGGACGGCGCAGACGGGAGAACATATATCTGTAGTCACTTTCTCGGATTTCGGTGACCTCATCCATGCCGATGAACTGAAACTCGGAACCCTTGTATCGCAAATAGTCATTTGTGTTATTTAGATAACCGAAAGAAACACGAGCGCCAGAGGGAAAGGTAGCCACATAACTGTTGGCGTTCCAATGGACATCCTCGTATGCCATAACCCAACTGCGGAAACGATCCATCAAAGCGCCGGGCAAAGCCAAGTCGGCGTAGGTGCGCCTGAAAAGAATTGCCGAATACGAAGGGACATCCACATACTGCAACGCAGCCATCAAAAGGGCACTACTTTTACCACCGCCAGCAGCCCCACCGAATAGACCTTCCAACGCATAACTCCGCAAAAAAACTTTTTGAGTTAGGGAAGCCTCTTCAGGACAGAACAAAGATTCCTTCGGTTGGAGATACTCGTAGATTTTATTCCAGTCAGCCATTAGTCCTCGTAAAAATAGTTAGATACATACTGTAGTATTGCATAGGTCTTTCATTTGCTAAGGTGACGGTCTCAATGGACATTTTCCGAAAATTACAATCTCTCCTCACGCGTCCTAACCTTGCAAACTGTTTGATGGTTTTATTCGTCGCAGGAATTTCAATAGGTACGGGTCTTATTTTCCCGCCAGCGGGCTTAATCGCCCTCGGAGTAACCTGCGGAATCTATGGTTACTTGTTGGGATCTGAATAATGGCTTGGAATAGCGAAACTAATAAGGATCTCAAAAACAGCGCCGAGAAGGCAATGTCCAACCCCGGTGCGCCTGTCGCCTTTGACATGGGGCGAGTTGGAAAACCTTACAAAGATGGCTGGGATATTGACCGTGCATACCGAGAAGGAATGCAAAAAGTTACTTGGGTGTTCCGATGCATAGACGCAATCGCAGGAAACCAAGCACGACTCCCCATGGTACTTCGCAAAGGCAACGATCAGCGCGGCGAGCAAACCAAAGATAACAAATCTTTGCTTGAGATTTTTAACTCCAAGTC